ATCAAACCCAGTAAGATCAAGGGCGAAATCCACCGCATCCAACTCACCCAGTTCCAGCCGCAACAAATCCTCATCCCACTCGGCTTCCTGGCCAACGCGGTTATCCGCCAATCGGTACGCCTTGATCTGTTCCAGCGTCAGCCCGGTGGCGACATGCATCGGCACCTCGCCCATGCCCAAGCTGCGGGCCGCCTCCAGGCGCGTATGCCCAGCCACAACTACCATCTGCTCATCCACCACGATGGGCTGACGCCAGCCGAACTCCTTCAAGGACGCCGCTACCTTGGCAATGGCCACTTCGTTCCGGCGTGGGTTCCGCGCATAGGGGATAACGTTGCTGATGCCGACAGTCTCAATCTGCATTATCTTTTTGTTTTTCGGGGGTTATATCAATAACTTCATGTTTCACTTTAGGAGGCTCTAGCGCAAACGTCACCGTGATATTCTCCGGTAGTCCCTCATGGACGTTCCTGACGGTATCAACCCAGCCAGCCCGCGCCTTCAACCAGAATATGCTGGCAATGGTATCCTTGCCCCCCGTGGCCCGGCCATACAAACTCTTCGCTACACTCAGATTGGCCTTGGCTGCGCCCGTGTCCAATTCATAGCGGTAGAACTTCCGCAAGGTTTTGGGCGTCACGTCCAATAGGGCGCTGATCGTATTCTGATCCAACCCCATTCCTGTCGCGTTGGTAACCATGTTGCGCGTTGATTCATTAGGACTATGAGGAGGGCGGCCAACTCCGTGCTGGTTCTTGGTTCCCGCAATACCCTGATCATTCTCATCAGTCATTTTTTTGTATATCCCAAAAATTAGGTAGGGGGCAATACCGATAATAGTGGACATGGCAAGGATGAGCTTGGAAGAAGGTGAGTTTGGGGTGTATGCACAAGTGGTTTATGTGCCAACGACGACGACCGGGGCCGCCGATCTCAAATCAGAATCCCAAACCGAAAAACCCGCCAGGGGGCCCATATCCCCAGCGCGCCCGGCGCGAGCGCGCGCAGTCCTGGGCGCGGCCCGTGCCCTCGCCTAGCCAGCCCGAGGCCGGGGCGGTGCCCTGCCGCCCTCGATCGAGAGCGCCGGGCCATGCCGGCCTGGGTTGGGGCTCGGGTTCGGAACCGGAACGAACCGAGAACCGGAGAACCTCAAACCGGACTTTTTGCCCCCGCCGGGGTGGGTGGCGGGCGGGTTTTCAACCCCTCACCCCACCCTTTCACCGCTCTCTACGCCTAGGAAATCCAAGGGATTTGCCCGTCGCCACAGCTTTGTACCGCCATGCGGTTATGCCCGATTTTTACCGTTGACGCTGACGCTGTGATCTTTGTGCCGCTTTCCACCCTGGTTCAGGAGTGATTTCAACATCTGAGAACTTATCTATCTGTATCTTTGAACCGCCATCATAATCATAGTTCTTATTAATTGGATTATGCTGGATTGTAGGACTCCCACGCCCTACCTCTGCGGACATATGGCGCCCTGCTCTGATTCCTTTATGCGTGGCGATTGGCAATAGAATCCTGTACCTGATGACACCGCTGCGGGCCTTTCCGTGTTGGGCGATCAACTTCTTGTCCAAGAGCGATCTTAGCACTCTCCTGACGGTTCTTGTCGTTGTGCAACAGTGGGCGGCGAGACGCTGCTGCGAAGGATAGGCGTTAAATCCTCTGGCATCGGCGTGATGACACAGACTGAGCAGTATCAATTTCTCCAGCGGTTGAAGATTATCAAGCCGCCATACCGCGGGCATCTGGTGCCAGGTCATGAATTATCCAATGCGTAGCGCTGCATGTAAGGGCGGAGCTTCAAAATGCTTGAACGCCTCACAGTGCCAGCGCGCAGCCGCTCCATGAGATGAGTATCGTTAAGCGGCGAGAGCTTGCCGAATTTTGAGTCACTCAGCCCGAATTGCTCACAGAATCCCACGGCGGCGTCCAATATGTCCTGGTTAAATTGATCCATAGCGACTCCCCAATTCCTTCTCCTCTATATATATCACCACAGGAAAGCGCAAACAATCGCATAAAAGACCTTGACCTGCTGCTCTCGATCTGTCACGGTGCGCCATCGAAGGCTAACCCAGAGGCTCATCAAATGACCACATCAAACGTTCCGGTCTATAGGCCGGCAAAGGAAGGCGAAGAGATCCACGCCAACCGCGTGCCCGACGTGCAGGGCGGAGGCTCCGCTATTTGGCACATCGAGGATCCCGTGCAGGCTGGCGAGGTATTCATCATCGAAAAGAAGGGCGACCAGCTCAGTGGCTTCATCAGCGAGTGGAACGATGAAGCCGACGATTGGGTAGACGGCCGCACGTTGTCGGCCGAAGAAGTCGAGGCCCTTGTCAAAGAGCACCAGCTCGTGACGATTCACCCGAGCGTGCGGAGGATGAAATGACCGACCATTTCACCATCCCCGACTTCCTCCGCCGTGAGCCCGGCGCTGCAAAACCTCCCCTGTCCTTCGCCGAAGAACAGCGCCGGACCGAGCAGGCGACGCACCGCCGGGCCATGACCAGCCTTCACCGCATCAACAGCGAATGGCGAAAGAAGAAAGAGCGGCGGGCCAAGGCCCGATCCGCAGCCGCGAAGGCCCTCGCCAAGATCCCGATGCACTTTCAAACGTGGAGCAACGACGAACTCCGAGTCGTCGCTTGTGGCGAGGACAGCCCAAGGAAAGCGACCGAGCACGAAGATCGCGTAACGTGCAAAAAGTGCTTGGCCGCGATGGAAGGGAAATCAGCCAAATGACCATCGGCACAGTAAGAAACGAAGAGTCGAAAGTTTACGACTCGCACGCTGGTTATCACCAATTCCACAGCGAAGAATCCCAGCAGCCCTACGGCTCGTTTGAAGTGTTCTGGCACGACGGCAGCCACATGGTGGAGCAAGACGAAGATGACGATATACCGCTCGATGACTGGCGGGACGCTGAGTCAGCGGGGTGGTACTGGGCGGCGGGTTTCTCCGGGTGCTTGCATGACAGCGAGCCAATGGGACCGTTCGCATATTCCCAGCAGGCTCACAAAGACGCAGACGAGTGGTCGCCGGAATACGACGACTAAAGGCCAAGGCGAAACCGAAACCGAATGAGGCTAAGCCATGAATCAGAATTTAATAAAGGCCGTTATCACGCAGCTAAATTGCGAGGATGGCGAGATAGATTCCACCATGCGCGATATTAGGAATCACGGAGCGGATGGCGGATTCAGCGGATTTATCTATCACAGTGAAACTTGCCAGTTTGCCCGCGCCAACATGTCGGCCATTTATGGCCAGATCAAAGACGACGCGGCAGATTTTGGCGTTGATCCGCTGGAAATGGTCGCGAGGTTTGGTTGCTTGCGTGGCGAGTTTCCAGCGTTCGAGATTGCGTCAGTGATTCACGACGATATGGACGACGCCACGCGGAATGATGGCGCGGACACGGTAATACTTAACGCGCTGGCATGGTACGCGCTGGAATCAGCCGCGCATAGCTTTGACAACTAGGGAATCGCTTCTAATGCGGAGCGTTTATACGCGCCCCGTATTGGTGGCAATTCTGTCAAATCAGAGGGAGGCTAAAATGGCATTTGTACACTTTTCAGACTACACGTCCTGCGCGTTTCTAATCGTGCGCGACGGTGGCAACCCGCAAAGCGAATCCGATTCAGTGCTGGTGGAGCTGGATTGGGATTGGCCGGGCATAGCTGGTCGCATGGGCTGGAACCTTGCGAGCCATCAAGTGCTGAATCGCGGGTACTACGGCCAGGGACCGTGCGAACACTCGGGGACCGACGGAACCATAGATTGCCCGGACTGCGGGCTGACGCCCATTTCCTTCATACGCGAAGCCGGCGAGCATATTCGGGACCACGCCGGCGAATCGTTCCCTGCGCTCAACGAATATTTTGGAGGCTAAAATGACCGACATCTACGATCACCTGCGAAACGCGCGCAATCCCGCCCAATTCTGCGCCGTGCTCGAAGAACTAGCGATGCAGAAATTGCTCGAAGAACTCGAGATGAAATTGCACAGCGAAGCCGTGGAGGATGCCTTCGGCGAGGATGAAGTGGCTGCCGTCGAGTGGCACGCCATCGCGGCGGACCTCAGCGTCATTGCCAGCAACTTTGGGGATGGCCGCGTAACTGCCGAGAAAGCAAGCGCGGACCTCATCGCCGCGGCACCGGAAATGACGCCTAGGCTATTTCGCGTTCTCGAAGTGTTGACGGGATTCGCTGAAAGTCAGCATCACAAGGGAGTCTGCTGCGCGCCAATCGAGCACGCTGGCAGTGCGCGCGATATCTTGCGCAAGGCTTATGAGAAGGGGGCTAAATGATGGACGCGAAAAAACTCACCGCAAGAAAACTCACGAAACGGATGTTCCGCGGCAACGCACCGCAGAAATTACCGCCCGATTTCGGCTCGATCCGGTGGGCAATCGACGCAGGAAAAAACTCAGCGAGCTTGATCCGCTCAACCCGAGCGGGCGGCTACCAAACCGCTCGCAAGTTTTTCGGATACCAGTACGACGGACGAGCCGCCCACGCTGCCGCGCGCAGAGCGGTTTCGAGCGTCAAAAAACTGGGCAATCCCAAGCCGTATCGGATTAGTGACCCCGGCGATGGGACCAGAATGATTTACGCGTTGAACGCTATCGCCAGCTTGAGCGAAGGACGCGCTATCTACTGGCCGATGCGCCACGTCGGGCCGCGTCAAGGAGAGGCGAGATGAGCAAAGTGAAGAGACTCGCGGATCTCACCGAGCGCGAGCGACTCACCTATGTCGCGCTCCTCCAGGGTGGAAGCCGCGCAAATCAGGCAGCCGGCGTGGCCTGGAGCTTGGCAAAAATCTTCGCACAGGGACCTCATCCTGCGGTTCTTGGTTTTGCCATCCTGGCGGTCATCACCTTGGGATGGGTCATCGACATCGCGATCAACGGAGGCTGAGCCATGACTGACGAAATTATTAGGTTCCCCGCAAAAGGAGACAAGCATGACGCCAATCGAGTGGGCGATCCTAGTCCTGATTCTCCATCTGCTCGTCGTGAACTGAGACAATTGAGAGAGCAAGAGCGCCGCCGCCAACAAGCGCGAGATTTAGCAGAGATTGACGCGAAAGAAATCATCATGGGGCTCGTCACCGATCTGATGGCAACGCTTGAACGCCGCGAGCTTGGCGATGAGGCGAGCAAGGTGGTTCTCGTCGAGGTGCTTGAACACTTGATCCGAGCTGATGGAATCGAATCTGTGCAAGAGGTCGCCGATGACGTCATCAGCCGCTGGTGGGGTGTACGCAATGACTGATTTCCGAATCACACTTCCCTGTGCTGAGTGCGTGGGCACCGGCGAGATTGAGAATCAAATTGCGGCGGGCGATTTCTCTATCTCCATTTGCGGGCTCTGTTGGGGCAATGGCTTCAAAAGCCATACTGAGATGTATGACTGTATTGAGGATGCACGGTTGGATTATCCGAACGCTTTGGGCATTGAAGGAGAACGTGGTGGCCGATCTGTTTGATCTTGTTGAAGGAGAGAAAAAAAGGCGGCGGGTATGAGCGCAGCGTCATGGACTCGCTCTGATCTTCTCGCTGAGGCGCGGAAAATTGCATGTGAACTAGCGATGGCGCGAGAGACGAGAGAATGTCACGCCGACAATGTGAACCGTGAAATGAAGAGACGCGGCATCCCATTCGAGGAACTTGGCCCCGCCGCCGGATCTATATTCAAGTGGGGAGACTGGGTTTTCACCGGAAAAAGAATCAAGTCGGCAAGAATCTCAAATCACGCACGGGAACTAAAGGTTTGGAGACTCAGATGAAGGGGAAGAGACATCAACATCAGATGGAAACCATAATAACAATGAGCGGAACCCTTACCTACAGTGAGGGGAACCATCGCTATGAGTGGAACGGCGAGAAAGTCGATCTCAGCGTCAGCGGGGTGGCAGCCCACTATGCGGTTCCCTTTTCGGCAGCCTCTGGCTGGGCCGCAAAGACAATCAGAATCAAACTTCTCAAAGTCTTTTCAGAAGGCACCAATGAAATTTCCGACCTTGACGCGTGGGCAAAAGACATTTGCGGAGAGCCGAACCGCGTGACACGGGAAGCGGCTTCCGTAGGCACAGCCGTCCATAGCTATGTCGAGTCTGTTGCACACGGCTTGGAGCCCGATCTCTCAGACGATGAGGATGTGGCGAAGTGCCAGAAGGGTTTGCGGGATTGGTTTGACGCTAATGTCGCCGAGGTCATCGATATAGAGCGTCGGCTTTACAGCGAGCGATACCGGATCGCAGGGACAGCCGACATGGTTGCCCGTCTTCGTAACAAAGAGGTTCACGTCATCGACTGGAAGGGCGTCACCGATCTCAGCGCGCCCCTGAAACCAGGACATGCAGGTCAGCTCGCCGCCTATCGGGCGATGCTGAACGAGGCCGGTGAGAAAATTGATGGGTGCCTCCTAGTTCGCTTCTGCCGGAAAACCGGTGCGGTCGAGGCAACGGCTTTTCCGAACTACGAGACCGATTTAATGGCATTTGAAGCGGCGCTTCACCTCGCACGGTATGCCGTAAAAGGTGAGGTTGCGTGACTTTGCCGTTTCTTGGCCGCGAAGTCGGCTGTTCCCGCCCAATACCGTTATGCAAGTCAGAGGGGCGGGGGCGGTGTCTAGTTATATTCATGCCTTTTTTGGACCCCTTTTCCAGTAGAGCCATCATAGAGAGAAGCGCGGTTGGTTTTAGCCTCCCGACTGCGCCGGCGCGGGGGACTGGCCACCCCCCGTGCCACCTTTTTCACGGCTACAGGAGGACGAGTAGATGGCGAAGAATTACATGACGCTGGACATTCAGCGGGTGGATGCTGGGGAGGGAAACCGGCCCGGCACCGTGGTCGGCATCGACGTGGATAGCGGAGAACAAAGAGAGGTCAAGGCGTTTTCGGAACTCCTCACGCAGTTTGAAGCGGGGAAAACATTCCACTTTGAATGGTATCTCGGGAAGGAATGGCAAGGACGGCAGGACATGGTTGTCTCCAAGCATGGCGCAATCAAAGAAGTCCAGGGTGCCGTAGATAAATCAAATGGCTCTCAGGGCTCCTCAGACGATCCCCCAGCCCACTTCTATCAAAAAGAGCCATCAACCACCCAGAAAGCTCCTGAGAGGACTGTGGGGGGCTCTGCGCCGCCCCGAACAACCCCGCAGGCCATCATGGTAGGGTCTCAAAATACGAAGGAACGGTCGATAACGGTGCTCGCCGTTATGAAGAGCGTGATCGAATCGGGTGGAAGTGAGGCCGATTTTGAGCGCTGGCTGGCGAAACACGACCTCATTGTGCTCGGAAAGTAAGCGCAATGCAGCCCGAACCATTCTTCAGCGTTCGCATCGAGGGCGCTCCCGTGCCGAAGGGGCGTCCTCGCGTAACAAAAGCAGGCCACGTCTATACGCCCGCCCCAACGCGGGTTTATGAAATCGCGATTCAGTTGGCAACCCGCGCGGTCATGAAGGGGCGCGAGCCTACCGAGAGGCCCGTGGTGGTTCATGTTGCTGCGATCTTCGAGCCCCCAGCCAGCCTGAGCAAAAAGAGGAAGCAAGAGCTGATTGCTGGAGAAGTTCACGCTATCAAGCCTGATCTGGATAACTTGGTGAAGGCAGCCTTGGATGGAATAAGCGGCGAGACGATGGCTATCCTGAATGACAGCCAAATCACCGAGATTTGCGCTTTCAAACGCTACGGCGATCAATCTTGCTTGATGATTGATGTCTTCGAGATCGGTGAGATCGGTGAGATCGAGGACGAGGACGAGACTGAGAAACCGCTGGATCGATTTACTGCCCGTTGGAGGGCTTGGCAACAGAAGGACGTTGCCGTGGCTCCGGTATGAAATATGGGGCCATTCTGGCAGACCCCCCGTGGGATTTTCGCGTTTGGTCTGCGAAGGGCAAAGGACGCTCTCCGGCCTATGCCACGATGTCTTTTGAACATCTGTCCACCCTTCCTGTTGCTGAAAGAGCAGCTTCCAACGCCGCGTTGTTTCTTTGGGTTGTGGACTCTCACCTGCCAGTCGCCTTAGCGCTCATCGAGGCATGGGGGTTCGTCTACAAAACCATAGGCATGGTATGGATTAAGCCATCAATTGGAATGGGGTATTGGACTCGCAAGGAATCAGAAATCTGTCTATTAGCAACACGGGGCAAGCCCAAGCATGTAAACGCTGATGTGCGCCAAGTGATTCAAGCCCCACGCCGCCAACATTCTCGCAAGCCCGACGACACCTATAAGCGAATTGAACGCCTTGTGGACGGACCATACTTGGAGATATTTGCGCGACAGCGATGGCCTGGATGGGATCAATGGGGCGATCGGGTAGACGAATTTGAGGTGGTGGCGTGAAAGACGAGCGCATCATCGGGCTCGCTCCATCACGAGATGGCTCGCGAAAGGTGCGCTGTCCTGAGTGCTCTCACCAGCGGAAGAAGAAACGGGACACGCCACTATCGATAACTCGTAGAGGAACAGAAGTAATTTGGAATTGCCATCATTGCGATTGGAGGGGAGGCTATGACGAGGCTAGACGCCAAAACGATTGGGTGGGCAGCACGAAGAAAAATCAGCGCCGAGACCCTGCGAAAGCTGAGCGTTGGCGCCGATCACATACAGTTTGGTGATCGCAAGCTCCCCTCGATAGTTTTCAACTACCTAGATGCCGCCGGCCACATCGTTAATTGGAAGGCCCGTCCGCTCAATAACAAAGACTATCGCCAGAAGCCAAACGGCGAACAGCGCTTTTACAATCAAGCGGCTGTTCTGAATGGCCCGCTGAAAGAAGTCTATATCACCGAGGGTGAGATGGACGCCCTTGCGTTGGTTGAAGCGGGAATCCCTGTCAGTTCCGTTCTGAGCGTGGTGGGCGGCGCTCCCGCCAATAAAACTGACAATCCTACATCCTCGAAGCGCTACGCTTATATTCAAGCCGCCCTCGAAGCAGGCATGGAGCGCTGCAAGCGCTTCATTCTACTCACCGATAGCGATGATCCGGGGCGTCACCTGCGAGCTGATCTGGCACAGATTCTTGGCGCCGCCAATTGCTATTGGATAGAGCTTCCTGATAGCATTAAGGACGTGAACGATCTGTTAATTGAGTTTGGCGCAGAAAAGACACACTCCTATCTCCTCGAGGCGGTGAAAGAATTTCCCCTTAACGGGGTATACCGGCTTTCCCAAATCCCCGAGCCCCCAGTGATGACGCTATGGAAGGGTTGGCCTGAATGGGAAAACAAGCTCCACCTCTCTCCAACGTGCCTGTCTGTGCTGTCGGGATGGCCTGGACACGGCAAATCCCACCTCAGTCAGCAGCTCTGGGCGCAGATCGTCCGGCAATACGATACTCGCGTTGCGATCATGTCCATGGAAACTCGGGAAAAGCCATTCGTGCGCCGCAACCTCCGATCCGCCTACTGGTCGAAGCTGGAAATGGACATGACAGAACAGGAAAAGAAAGAGGCAGACGATTGGATCGAGGAACACTTTCTATTTCTGCACCATCCTCGTAATGCCCCGCATTTTAACTGGATTTGCGACATCATCAACGACTGCCATGCACGCCATGGCATTAGCGCGGTGAGTCTAGATCCTTGGAATATGATCGTGCCTTCGTTCAACAAGATGGAAAAGACAGAAACGGCCTGGATTGGCGAGTGTTTAGATGCTTGCACCTACATCGCCAAGGCTTGCAGTCTGCATCTTCAGATTATTGCCCATCCGGCCAAGCCGATGGGCACCGGCGTGAGAGAGCCGATCACCTATTCGAGTATCGCCGGCAGCCAGCACTGGGCCAACAAGGCTGATCAGGTGCTGTCCATTCACCGCGATACGTTCCAAGATTCTGACGGACGCCGGAACACCGAAGCGCGGCTCATCGTCCACAAGAGTCGCTACGAGGAACTCGGCTACCCTTGTGAAATCTCCATGAAGCTCGCCCTGGATACGGGGTGCTTCAGATGTACGGAATATGATTCAGGCGGCTGGAAAGGGCGCGCGTAGCCGCATGGCATCGGACATCTTCGGCGATGCTGCCCAGGCGATCAAGGATCGAGCCAGCCGTCACGGCGATCCCTATCTCACCCATCAACGGATTGCGGATCTGTGGTCAGCGTATCTAGGGCGGGGCCTGTCCCCAGCGGATGTGGTGCGGATGATGATTCTGCTGAAGATCGCACGATCCCAAGAGGGCAATGAGAAAGAGCCAGATCATGCGACGGACATGGCTGGATACGCGGCTCTCTTACAGGATTTAGTCTAAAAAACAGCCCGCCTTGGTGGGGCGGGCTGAGTTAAAGGGAGGACGGTCACGAAAGTGACCGAGCCCCTTTTATTCTGATGATCTCTTGAACTCAAGCAGATTTCGTTGCGGGGAGTGTTTCACGTGTAACGCCACTCTTGTCGATGCGTAGCGTTTGCTTCCGATTGCTGCGCCCGACATGTGAGACGTGAACCCATCCAGACGACGATTCACCGCTGTAGTATTCAAGAATCAACTGGTCAAAATCTAGGTTCGCGGAAACCCAATAATAGATCTCAAGATTATCAACGCCGGGAATCTCGATATCCGCCGCTTCGCCCTTGATGTGCTGGCTCGTAGCTCGGCTCCCAATGGCCTTGTTAACCGCTAAGGCCCGGAAGCCGCTGGTCACAATGACGGGGCGATCATAATGCTCACGAATCGGCTCAAGCACCTGTTCGCATAAGGCGCGCAGCGATGCTATGCCATCAGAGTCAGGATCATTATCCAGTCCTAAGCGCAACGCGGTCTGGGATTTGGTCATTTCACCAAGAGTGAAGTGGGGAGTGATTCTCACTTGCTGCTCTTCATGTTCTCACGCGCTACGCCGCGCCACTTCTCCGCCGATCTCATTCCCCCGAGGCCCAGCAGAGCCATCGTGAGAGGAAATAAGCCTTCAGTCGGGATAGCGGGGATGGGCGTCTCCGGTGCCCACAGCGCAACGCCCCACACGGCTAGGGGATGCCCGATGAACTGCCAAGCCAGAGCGATGGCACAAATCCATAGGATGCTAGGGCGTGCGCCGGCGACAAAAATTGAGGGATGCTTGGCGGCCTCGATATTCGCCTGGGCCTGAGCCAGCATCCCTTTGGCCTCTGCATCGACCAGAGACTTCTCCATCTCGGCCTTGACCTTGGCCTGGAGATTCTTGTCGGGAACGAGCCGATCAATAACTGTGTCGGCTACTGGAAGAATCGCCCCCAACAGGCCGGAAAGCATAGCTATTTCTTGCGCTCTTTCAAAAGGGCGCCGACAACGCCCAAGGCGAGAGCAATCACGATGACACAGAACTGATCTGTGATTATAGCAACAGCAGCAGCAATCGCAGCCGCTGCCGCCCACGTACTCGGCTCTTTGAGACGTTCCTCAATGTACTTCATCCTAGCTTCCTTAATGTTTTTGCCAAATTCGCCCGACGTTTGGTGGTGGCGCTAAACTTTGATCCCTTTGCCAGCACCTTGTTGGCGAATTGATTGGTGGAAAGATTCTTGCCCTTATGCGCTCGGTTGTAGCGATCTCTTTGAGCAGTAAAGGCTCCGGGCTTTTTGATCGCGCCTTGAATCCAGTTTTTCTTTGCCATCAGAACGATCCTAGCTGTGAGAACAGGGAGCCGGGGCCGGTAATGCCGTTTGATTCCCCGAAGGCGGCTGCTGCCTCATTGATGTTGGTGTGATCGGCGCCTGCGCCGTCCCAAGCAACCTCATCCCATGCGGCAACGCCCCACGTCGCGCCCAGCGCGGCGTTGAAATACAACATGATGCGCTCATTTATCGTTCCGGTGGTAAACCCGTTTGCGTCCGCCATCGCCAGCCAATCTCCGTCGACCGTGAGCGCCGTGCCGGTAGCAGCGCGGCAAGTCGCCTGGCGTGCCTCCTGGTTGGTGCTCACGGTGTAAACGTACCCATGGAGCTGAAGTTGTCCGCGCTCTGGTCAGCCGCCAGTGCCTGCATGGCATCTTCGAGATTGGTATGGGACGTGGACAAGAGGGTATTGATGTAGCTCAACAGCCGCTCGTTGTATGTCCCCGCTGGGGCAGACCGCGCTGTAAACAACGCGAGCCAGTCCTCATTGTACGTCCCCGTGGTCGAGGTCACCGCCCGGATAGACGTTTGGCGTGCTTCCTGATTCGTTGCCATGGGCTACGCCTTGCGGAGTTTCATTCCGAAAGTGCCAGGCTTATCTGCCCCACGCTTCACACGCCAGCCCTTTGAACGGAATCCCAACTCGTTGCCGGCGCGGATATCAAGACCGCCTGGGTAAGTCTCGGCTTTCTGGATGCCCTTATACGCGCCCATTTGCGCCCGAGTCATCGGGCCGGGAAATCCCTTACTGTTCTTTGCCATCGTCGTCCTCCTTTTCGGACAGAATGATATTCATGGAAAAGCTGCGCCGTTCACCCTCGGTGCGGAAAGGATAAACCGTATGGTACATGTCAGCGGGGAAGATAAAGAAATCGCTAACCTTTGGGCGGACCATAAAGCTGGCGCGATTCAGAAACGTAGGACTGCCGTGCATGAACTCGACATGGCCCTGGGCCGGGTAGTGATCCTGATCTTCCTCGTTCCATTCTTGTTCGATGCCCTCGGGCATCTGGAGATATCCGATACACGATAGCTCCGCGTTGGTATGCAGGTGGATGGGGTTGAAGTCGCCCGGTCCCTGCCGCACATACCATGCGCTCTGGATCGTGACTTGCGGCCTGACATCGTCTGCAATCGGACGACAATATCGAGACGCATAATTTGACACATAGCGCAGCGCCGCATGGGTGAAGAACATCTTGTGGGGCTCCAGAACCTCCGTAGGAATCAGGCGCTCTTCGTTTACCTTGCCAACGAGATGGCCTGACCAATCGGGCCCATTCGTGCCGCTATCGATATCGTCATTGAACGCCTTGACGACTTCATCGGGCATTGTGGCGTGGCCGAGCGCTGGGCCAAACGGACGGAGGCAGACCAGATCATTAGAATCCACGATAATGGGTGCCTCGTGATAAACCAGGTGCTCCAGGTTAATCATCGCCCATACCCCGTCTCATAACTCATTGAATGATAATGGAAATTAGCATCAGCATCGTCGCCCCGGCTGTTGTAATTAAAATAGCCTCAAGTCGGCGGAGCCTGGAATTTTGCTGGCGTGTTTGAACGGAACAGGACACCACATGCTGACGAACTTCCAGCAATAGATCATCTATTCTGGAGTGAGCCCCACTGATCGTGCGATCTTTGTCAGCCATATTAACTGCCCGGAAGCCGTCTACTTCTTCTAGCGTATCAAGTTCTGATGGGTCATTGCCCTGCGAGGCGAGCGGCCTCGCGCTCACGGCGATTCATGTAGTGTGGCGCGGCCTTGGCCGAATTTATAAGGCCAGCCGCTGAGGCAGGCATTGTAGATGTGCCGGGGTCGGCGGTGAGCCTGGCCGTTTCCGCGCGGGCCATACGCTTGCTGCAATTATTTATCTTGCCTCTTATGGCCCAGACGAGCCACCCAAGGACGGTATTGGGCTCCAGATCACCCGAGTCGAAAAGATCGTTCTCCATCGCAAGCAATTTATGGTCGTCCACAATTTCGGTGTGCGTCACGCCTTTGTACTCGATAGTTATTTTCAACATCTTACTTTCCTATGAAAAGAGAACAATAGAGACAGTATTGGCGAGTGCTGCTGAACCGTCAAAATCAACGACCTTTGTTCCGTTAGAGACTTGTCCGGTGACGGTGAGGGTGTCGGAGGCGTCCATATCCATGAATACAGCGCCATTTCCCCGCCAACTTCCACTAAGACTGGAACTATACGGGTTTGCGTAGATGAAATAAGCGCTTCGATTGCTTGCCACAATCTGGTGATTAGCCTTCGTTTCTGCCGACGTGATGCCATTCCATTGAGCCAGAACTGTGACAAGATAAGTACCGGTGACTGGTGCCGTAAATGTGCTCACGCCATCCCAATCAGCATTTTGATCCTTGATCTCCGTCCCATATATGCCAGTGTAAACTGTCCCATCGCCGGTGACGTTATCGATCGTCGCTGCGTTATTGGCCAGGACGCACGGCTGCGTGGGCATGGTCATGTGCCCATTGGCATCGAAAAGCATCCGTTGGACGCCTTGCGTGGCAACGGCTATCGAATTGGCCGCCGGGAAATAAATTCCCGTATCGGTATCGCCAGTGTTCGACAGAGCGGGCGCAGAAACAGCCCCATCAGGCAAGTAGAGCGGATTAGCCACCGTCGCGCTGGTGCCGTCGAAGGTGAAATTGGCGCTCCCCGCAAAGGCGCTGGAGGAGTTGTATTGCACCTGGGTGTCGGAGCCGCCGGGACTGGTGGTGGGAGTAGAGGCAAGCTGGCTCGTCATCTGGAAACTAGTGCCGTCATAGACCACGGTCACGATGGAACCGGACTCGATGTCGCCGGACGCAATGTCCTGATCGTTCTGCTTCTTGATCGCCTTGGTGCCCAGAGTGTTGACGTTTAGCGTCGAAGCCGTGGTGGAGGCGGCTGCCGCCTTGAAGGTAATCCGCTGGCCCGCTGCATAGGCGGTGATGGCCGGGCTGAGAGCTATGACATAGGCATTAGCCGTGCCGGTGTCGGTTGCCTGGAAGGCTGGGCCGTTGCTCTGAATCTGGTTAACGGTCGCCGCGTCGGTCTTCGCCGTGCCGTCCGCGACAAGTGTCAGGCGGTTCGATCCGATGTCGAGATTGCCAGTCGCAGCGTTGCTACCACTCTTTTCCAGAGTGTCGTTAATGCCATCGGCCAAGTCCTGATCGTGGGTATCATGGCGCGTCGCAAGGATCTTCGTTCCGGCATCGCGATCCTGAACCCACAGGGTAGACCCCGTGTGGACGCCGTTCGTCCGCGTGAAAGTTCCGCCACTCCAGGGCATTATTCAGTCTCCTCTTCAGATGATCGCCCTATATCAGCGGCAAGAGCAGCACTAATTCCGCGTAAGAAATCAGAATCCCACCTTGCTCTTCCAGGGCCAGGAGAGCGCCTATGCCGCCCTCTAACAATTCTTGAAAATGCAGGGCTTGTTAATAATCTACCAAACCCACCGATTAACGCTACTTTATGGAGCATCCCAGGAAGCGCACTCAATCCCTGAGTAGCCAGAGCCGTTGGCGATACCGCCTCCGCTGCCATAAGACTTGTGCCCGCATCCTGTATCTGAGACTTACTGAGTCCAGAAGATACTTCTATATATCGACTCAAGTCCTTGATATTTTGCAGTTGATCGCTTGTCCATAATGCTCCTTCACGGAAAAGGCCGGAATCATCCATTTTAGAATAATTACTAAGAAATGTTGCGGGATCAAAGCTATCTCTGACTATAGCTGATTCCGCCATCCCATCTAAAACTGTTTGCCTGATTAAATCTATTGATTCTGGGTGCGAGCTAATTGTCTCGATAAAATCTTCTGTTTGACGGGGAGTTGCTCCTAATAAGAACTGTGTTAGCCCTTTTCTCTGGTTGGTATTATCAGCAAATCTCTGGGTAAGATCCGCACCTAATGTTCTAATTCTCTCAAAATCGTCAACAATTCCCCTGATGTTATCCAAGTCTGGTTTGCTGAAAAGAGTTTTTAGAACATCTCTGTCCATCGTTTTGAGAAGATCGGGCTTGTGAAAAATCTCTCTAGCCGCGAAGTTGGAGATGTCCATGAATCGGATTCCCGGCAGAACAGCCTTCAAATCCTCCAGATCGCTTTGCTTTCCCCTAGCTATAATTGAACGAGCCAGTTGGCTGGCCCCTCCTCTCACATCCGTTTTAAGCACTTGCATCAATATTGCTTTATCCAGCTTCATAAACCGATCTGATGCTTCTTGAGCCGCCTCTTGCCATAGCTTTGCCCCACCCTCTGTATCAAGAATAGGATTGTTCATCACCTTGCTTATTGCGTCATATAGACGCGCCGCATCCCTATGCTCTTGGCGTAGCACATCCCCTGGAGCGGGTGTTTTAATATCCCACAGTTGCTGGCGAAGCTCCTTTAGCTGTTCTGTCGCGTCATCAATGCGGCCACCCGCATGGGTAACACTCGGTAAATCTGGATTTAAGTTTTCTACAGTCTTGACAACTTCTCTGACTGCCTGATTAAGCTGTTGCCCCAAACGTCTATCTTGCGCCACTTCTATCGTAATTGGAGTCCCGCTGACATCAAATAATCCGGTAGCAACCTCTTTTGGAGGTGCGCTGTACCGCACTCCCTCACGAACATCATTAGCAACGATTTTCAGATTTGAAATATCATAAGTGGGGGTTTCCGCTGATCGGGCGCGGTTGTAAAGCCTTTTTATTGAGTTTTTAGCTAACTCATCCCACTCCATAACTCCAGCTACGATTGCTTCACCAGTTCTGGATGAATCAAGACTTTTCCAGCGTACATTCGCCCGTCTATAAATAGCAGACTCGGCGTTATCCACCGCCCGCTTTATATTGGCGGTAATAGTATTTGGATTGGCATCAGAATTAACAAGAGATCCCCACACCTTCCGCGCATCCTTTATCTGGTCCTCAAACTGAGCAATCATTTTGGTGGACATGGTTCTGCCCATTCTTTCCAAACGGGCCAAAATGGGATTTACTACTGTTTGCCCAGGTGTGAGGTGGCGAAGCCGAAATCGTTTCTCTGCCCGCAAAGCTGGATCAACGCCCTCTCTTAGCATCGCTAATGGAATACCTCTAATTGCCCCAATGCCCTTAATAATTGGTTTAGCAGCAGCTTCTCCAAGAGCGGCATAAACACTCATTTCCCCCGCACGGCCAAGCTGCTGACCAGTTGTTTCCTGTTGGGTTCCCCCAAGAGTTTGAGCAAGTTGTCGGGAATACTCCCCCGCTCCCGCCCCAAGAGCGGCCCTGCCTGTATTCTCCAACCAAGAAGCCCTTTCTCCAAAGGCAGATGGGCGCGTTCTTATATCCCCCAATACCGTGCCTAAAAGAGTTCGTGCCATATTAGCAGTAGCTACAGGCGGCTTTCTCAAGGCGGCAAATGCTAACGCCTCTCCAGCAAGTATCGGAGCTTCCTGTGCGCCAAATTCCAGTAAATCCGAAGGAAGATCACTCCATCCCCCAGGATCAGTAAACATATTGGGATCAATTTTATTGAACGGCCCTTCAGGTGTTTTACGGTAATAAAGTTCGCCGTCGTCTGGATTGCGGGCGATTTCGCCTTGGGGATATGATTCCTTAAAATGACGATACTTCTCCGCAGCGGTATCACCCCAAAAGGCTAATCCGGCACGAATACCCCCTCCCAGCTTTTCTCCTAAAATAAATTCTTGCTCTGAATCAGCGCCTGATTGCCCTGTTAGGAATTCATCAACTACTCTTAGCGCATCATCACTACCATTAGAATCATTATTCTCTGGATTCAAGAAGTCATCGACAATGCTCTCAGCAGAGGTTTGAAGTTCGGCCATTTTATTGCCTTGTTACAGCTTGGGGAGCTGTATCCATAACCTGATGAGCAAGTTTTATAGAGGCAAGAACACTCTTAACATTTTCTTTATTTAGCCCCATACCAAATAGACTTTTTACATATGGAACAAGCCATTCTTTATCCTCAATCCTATATCTCCTACCCATTGTATAACTGGCCTTTGCCGCATGAACAGCATAAGCCTTCAGTGCGCTTCTAAGCGCGCCTTCTAGTAATGCAGGAGAAGTTTCCACCTGAAAAACTCTTAGAGCCTCTTTAGTAATATCTCTTTCTGGCCCAGAAAATCTCCCACTTTCCTCCCCAGCCATTTCTGTTATTAAACCAGCTATCAATGCGTTCCCCTCAAACTTAAAGGCAGCTAATTCCTCAGGAGTAGCCCCCGCTACAAACTCCGTGAAAACCTCTCCCATTTTTGGACTTGCTAGGCCCAACCAACCACCGGCATAATCTGCGAGCCTACCTCTTAATCCTGCAAGGCCAGGATTATCCATTACATTCTTTAATAATTGCGAAGCTGCTGCTGACTTAAAGCCAAGCTCAATCGAATACTCCTTCGCTTCTTCAAGCGCTGCCTTGGACACTCCTGTAACTATAAGGTTCCCATCTGGGCCAAATGAAACCCCTTGTGGGGGCACGAATTGTCGATCTTTCACAGGCAGTAGCATATCTTCCCGCAACTGATCTGGCATAACCCATCCGCTAGTTATCCCGTTGACGGGATTGACAAACCTCACCCGTATCGGCTTTTCTTCTTTCTCTGGCTCTACATTAGTATATAGCTGTTCAGATTTAGGAAGTTTCTGATCCGCTCGCCATACTCCTTTAGTTAACCATATCGGTTGGCCATCTATCGTCCACCTCTGTATTTCCCCTCGCTCTTCTTTCTCAAGATCTCGCTCTATTTTAGCTTCTAATTGATCCTGTGCTTGTATATCCCCAAAAGCTGCCGAAGGATCGGTTATTGCCCGCCACTGAGCTACCATATTCCGAGCAGCAGCTTGCTCTTCAGGAGTTCCCCTCTCTTCAGCCATCGTAAGATCGCTAACCGCCTGTTGAAACCTTTTCGAGGCTTCTATCTTAATAGCCTCTTGGGTAGCGACATCGCCCGTCCGCATTGCATCGTCCATAACAGCCTTCAGCGTCAAAGGATCAATTCCTGCGGTGCGGGCGGTTTCCGCGCTAATCTCTGGAGGAAGAACACTCCCGTCATCAGCTATCCGCTGAATCTGAGTCCGAGTCTCACTAGCTCCAGGAAAAGCTCCAGGAAGTGTAGTATCGACTGTTTCATAAAACGGCCCTGATTGAGGCAGGGCCGCCTCACGAATACCGCTTAAAATCGCAGCTTGCGCTTCCTGTTGTTGCGCTTGAAGCCTACTAGCTTCCTGTCCCTTCCATCGTGCGGACAGTGCGTGTGCCAAAGGTGCGAAAACCCCTGCTGTCGTATACCCATAGGGATTTTGTGGTGGCGTATATCCCTGTAGCATTTTCGCCAGCGAAAGCCTGCGCTCCTCTTGAGCCAGTGCAATGTCAGGATTGGCAATGAAGGAAACCATATTTCCTAACCCTCAAATAAGCTCGGGTTACTTAAAATAAGCTCGGGTTACTTAAAAGAGATGCACCAAGCGTAACTGGTAAACCAAGCGCCGTAGCTTGCCGCTGTTGCTGGCCTTGGAATCGGGCAAGCGCGTCTTGCTGCTGCATAGCTGCGATGTTGCCAAGGTCAACGGGTGCTGGCCCCGCAACAGAAGGCACTCCTGCCGGGCCTTGAGCCGCAACCTGTGTAAACGGCGTCGTACCTGTCATCAAGGCTGCCAGTTCACTCAAGGGCTGCTGACGCAAGCGTATGGCCTCGGCAATCTGCCGATCCCGCGCCTCTCGTTGCAGTGCAACCTGTTGTTGCTGTTCTGCAATGTTCTGAGCGCGCTGGCTCCCTGCAACATCAAACGCCGTTCCAATTTCACCAAGCTGTTGGCCGCGCCCAGTAAGGATATTCGCCAATATGTTGCTTTGCAGGTTTTGCCCTTGAAATACGGCCTGACTCGCAAGATCCGCTAAGGCATCGGATTTGCCCTGATTGAATAGCCTAAATTCCTCATTAAACGCATCGGAGCCTTCAGGGATGCCGGAATTGATAAGTTGAGTTCTCAATCCACGCTCGGCCCGATCAAATTGCGGATTGAGTCGCGCTACTGCTCGGTTGAAAAACTCGTCCGCAGCATTGCTAGTGTAAGTATTAAGATCGCCAAAGCCGGGGAGCGCATATGTTGCGGCTGCTGTTGAATACTCGGGCTGCGCTTCCACCGAGGAATACTGGAAGGGCCCCGGTTCCTGCGTGAACCCCTCTGTCGTAAAGGGCGCTGTCGGCACATCCAATAGACGGTTGGCTGCCAAGCCACGCAGCCCTTGCTGAATTGCCGCCCCACCTGCCCGCAGACGTTCATACTCAGGCGTAAGCGTTGTGGCAGCCAAATATTGGTCGGGAGCAGTCTCGCGGAATGTCGTTGTCTGATATGGCGTCACAACATCCGGGCGCGCCAGTCGGGCTCCAACCCGCGCTGCCTCAAGATTGGCGGCCTGTTGCTGTTCTCCGATAGCACCGTAATCTACAGGAGCAGGTGGCTCTGGGCTGCTAAACAGATCCCTAATGAAGCCCATGTCGCAACTCCTTCCGCATCAGAACTGCTGTGCGCGTGTAGCCATCCAGAACTTTCTCCCAACCTGGACGGCCTATAATTTCCACACTTGAAAAGCCGTTCTCAATGGCATAGGAGCAAATATCTTGCTCGACTTCCAACAACTCTTCAAGATCGCCGCCAGCAAGTCCCACTCTTAATGCCCCTCCATAGGGACACACAACCGCCAAACAGTGGGCTCCGCGGAACAGCATGTACTCGCCACTCAGCAAGCCACCTTCCACGTCCTCGCGACTTATATTCTCATAAGCCTCTGTTGCAGGAGCCAGCATGCTCCACATTTCATCTGAAATAATCAAAAACCACCTACCCCTTGCTCGAAGCGCACATCTGTAGCCAGCCAGCGAACAGATTGCGCTGATGTTTGAGTGCGAATACGCACTGCCGCGTTCCAGCCAATTCCCGATACACTCAACCATTCCAACTTGGTATTTATCCCCGCAGCCCAAGGAGCCACGTCCCACGTTGCCAAATCCCACGTCGCCGCATCTGATTCCCCAGTGGAGGGCGTCAGTGTCGAAGTTCCATCGTTATAATCAACATCAAAGCCAATGGACACGGTAAGCGCCGAATCAGACGCCATTACAGGACGAATCGCCATATAGCGGTTTGGCCCTGTACGTCCTCCAAAATAGATGAAAGCCGTCTTGGCTGATGCAGAGATGGCAGAGCCGGAATCATCTGGCCCCGAATCCGCCTTATAAACCTTCGTACTCCCTCCAAAATAGAGGTCGCCGTTGAGCAGCGCCCATGTATAGGCGTTCTGGTCAATGAACCGTGCCCATGCACCAGTCTCAAGATTCACCACATACTGATTGAACTCGCCGCCAGTGCTCGCAGGAACATTGATAAGTCCATACCCTCCACGTGGGTATAAAATACCTTCCCAGCCAAAGGTACTGACAAAGTTCTCTACGGCCTGGTTATAGGTAAACGAAATCTTGTCCGTAATTGCACGATTAGGCGCGGCCTCTCCCGTGCCCAACACCTGAGTCATAGGCAAAACACCATTCTCAGTGATGAGATAGCAATCACTGCCGACATTGAGAATACAGCGCCGACCTATCGGACGACCCACCATATAGACGCCGACAAGCGACCATTTGGTTGCATCTGCCGGATCGGTGCCGGCATACATGGCAATTTCACCTTCATCTGTCCAAAACAGAGCGTTGTCTTCTGGCCCTGCGCCGCCATCCCGCGTCCACGTCCCGATGGCTTGGAGTTGGCCGCCATGACCAAACACGCTCCCCAGATCAAACTCCGCCACAGTTCCGGCCACTGCATTAACGGGGAGAAACCCGAATGTCAGAGAATTATTGAACACAAAGAACAGACGTTCCTTAAACAAAGTTACATTAACAATATTTGCTGCCGTAACACCCGAAAGGGTGGGCGTGGCCCAAGCACTCCCGTTCCAATGACGTGGCGCATCCGCGCCATTGCAAATCCACAAGAACGCACCGCCAGCAGTAGTGATATTCGTCCACTGGAATTGAGCATTAGTAAGACTCGTGATGACAGCCGAGCCAATCGCACCAGAAGAGGTTGCGTCGTAAACCGCACTGCCACTAGCCGCGAACATCGTATTGGCGGTGCCTGAATTGTAGATCATCAGGCTTTCAACCGTACTCGGCAGCCCGGTTGCATGGTCATCGTAGCCATTACGCACTTGTACATGGGAGCGCGCCGGGAAGAAATTATCCAGCCGGATGGCATCCGTAGGAGGCAGCAAATCAACCGAATCACGGGTATTTAAGCCCCCGATAGGAGCCGGAATGGTGGCATTTGCGCCAGTGATGCTAAGAGGAGACGTAGCCATTACGCCAACAACCCTAACTCTTCCAGTCGCCTTCTACCATCCTCAGAGGTGCGATCTAACCGTGCTAAAATCTCAGGAGATACATCAGTGGCAAATGGCTCTGGTTCCGTTCCAGGCGCCACCTCATCCTCATCCGCCTCACCAGGAGGCAGCACATCTTCTGGTGCGGGAATCCTAGATTCTGTTGAACGCCGAGGAATAACCGTTGGCCCTTCAGGCGCGTCACCTAGATTTGGAAGAAGGCCACCAATTTCCGCGCCTATTTCAGTCGCTGCATCGCCCATCAGGCCAGTAAAGGGTTTTGTAAGAGCACTCCCTATCGCCGAAGGCATGCTCAAAATGTCACCTAACGGAGTTCCCGCAAAGCGCTGTTTGGCCATTGATGTTAAAGTCGGGGAACCCGTTATCGCCGTGGCAAGACCGATCAATGGGTGAGCGAATCCGGCTAAGGTTCCCACAGCAGCAGGGAAAACCCCCATGTTATAGGGCTCTGGCACACTCACAGCGCTCTGCGGATCATTTACTGCATAGCCCCCAG